ATCAAACTGAGCTTGTTGTTGAGCTTGAGCTTGAGCCTTAACATCTGCCTTCTGTTGATTTAACACAATTCTTGTTTGCGAATCAACAGGCTCTTGCCTTAATAAACCACCGTCCTGAATAATATTCTTCTCTACAGGTGGTGTTAAACCCGGCATATTCTCCATGAACTTGGTCATTGCTTGTGGGTCGGTTAATGCGCTCTTGGTAGCTTTAGCTAATCCGTATAAAGCAGGGATAGACATACCAAGCGTTAATTCCTCGCCCATGTTCTTTAATCTAGCAACAAAGCGCTCTTCAGCAGAAGCATCGTCACCAACCTTAGAACCCATCATCTCAGTAACAGCATTCTTATATTCTGTAGTGTTGACTAAGTCAGAGATATTACCTTCAGTTACATCAAGCGTTCCACCTGGTACTGATACTGCAACAGCCTCTTTCAAGAATCTAGTGAACTTACTAGCACTATTGGCATTACCCATAACTTTAGCAAGTGCGCCATAACCACCAACTAACTGCGAACCAAACTTGGTTAAGTTGTATGCCGTACTGTCTTCAAATTCCTTTTGTTGGTCTTCAGAGTAACCCATATCCCATAACTTAGATGACTTCTCTGTATCAATTACATCATCAGAGCCTAATTTATTAGCGCCATAGTTAATAGCATCAACACCTAAGTCGATAGTTCCTTGTGGCAGGTCATGTAATAAACCTTGAGCAGCACCTCTAGTAAGATTCAAGAATAAGTCTTTAGCCTCTTGGTTTCTAGGATGGTTTTCATTCATCAGGATAGCAGGCGTTGTATCGCCCAACATAGGCATTACTTTATCAACAATATCTTCACCAACACCCATAACTTTAGCGATACCTTGCTTAATATTGAAGTCCATCTCAGCACCCTCATTCCAAAAGTCGGTAGCAGTTGGGTCAGGTTTGAATGCTTCAGGCTCAGGAATAACATTAGGTGTAGTTCCGTTGACTTTGTGCATTTCTGTCATTGGGTCATAGCCAAGTCTGCGGGTATTAGCTTCTTTAGCTGAACTATCCCATTGGAATCTGTCTGCTTTGTTTAGTGCTTGGTCAATGTCTTGCTCGTAAGCATTAGCATCAGGAATGATGTTACCGAATGAGTCTCTGTCTGCAAGTGATTCATCTATATTATCTAACTGAGAGCGATATTGATTCATGAAGTCGCCCATGCCAATCTTGTTCATAGCATCAGCAAACTGAGTTTCTGATAGTGCTTTACCTTCTGCCTTGAAGTTAGCCATCATTTCCATAGCTTGAGATGGGTCTACGTTAGGTGTTAAGTCTTGGAATGTGCCTGTATCTCTTTGTGCAATTCTCTCACCACCTTGGTAAGCGCCCATAACATTACGAGCATCAGTGTAATCTGTTTGTTCAGGTAGCCATGGTGCAATAGTTGCTTGTTGGTTCTGAGCCATTGACTCTTGACTGCCTGGCATGAATGATGATTGTGGTACAGGTTGCATCATTTGTGGTGAAGGCTGTACAACTTGTTGTCTTCCTAAGTCGATTGTTTCTGTTGGAGCATCTAATAATCCCGATGTAAACTCAGGTGTAGCAAACATAGGACCTGAGTTCTCTGATGTGTGTCCTGGGTGTAGAGGTGTGCCTACTTGTGCTTGGTAAGCATTACCTTGTTCATCAAATCGTGTCTCCCAATTATTTTGAGTTGGGTCATAAACCGTGCCACCACCTGTTAAATTAACACCCTCTTGACTTAGTAAAGCATCGAATAAACCCATAAAGCAGACCTGAATATGACAAATATAGGCGCTATCTTACCATATCACACAATGCCCTTTACGTTTCTTTTGATTGACTTACCCCATGACTCTGCCATAGGTCTGTAGCCGATTGCTAGGTATCTGAAAGCATCTGCTCCATGAGATGACCAATCATGTCTAGGTCGTGAGCGCCAAGTCTTACCGTTCTCATCATAATCACGAGAATAGTTGATTAAACAATCTACGCCTTTCTCACACTTAACCTCATCGAACCAACATTTGTCTAGTAGTGAACGCACTGCCTGAATACCATCATCAACCATAAGCATAGGAGCAATCTCTACGTTCCTAATACCTAGGCTATCTAATACCTCTAGCCTTGACTTACCTGAGCCTAATTCTCTCACTCTAACGTCATGTGGCAAAATGTGCTGTTCATAGACATAGCCTTTATCTTGTAATACTTTAGCATAGTGGTCTAGTCCAACACCTGATGCCTCGTAGTAATCAATGATATGAACCTCTGTGCCAATGTACTGAGCAAACCATATAGCAGTTGAATCACCTACACCTAAATCCCATGCTGTAATGACAGGCTTATCTCTACTGTATCTAACCTTACCGATTCTGCCTTCTTCTTCACATCTGCGCATCTCTGTCGTATAGTAAGAGCCTTCACTGAATATTAGGAATCCGCCTTCCCAAATATGTTTATACATATCAGGACGTTTCTTCTTATCTTCTAGTCTTTCTATCTCTAACACTTCAGGAAACCACTTGTTGTCTGACCAATTCATCTCTACTATCTTAGAGCCATCAGGAGGATTGGTTCTGAATCTTTCATGTGTTGCTGAATACTTACTCTCAGGATTCCATGTAACCCATACCTCTGAGCCTTCTTCACGAACAGTTGGGATAAGTTTAGACCATGCCATATCACTTACACCCTCAGCTTCATCTACCCACGCTAATAAGATACGAGCCTTAGATTTGATAGCATCAAGTGAACGTCTTAGTCCTACGAATGTATATGAGATATGACCATCTTTAGACCTGATGTACTTCTCGCCCACTTCATAGTAATCGTTAAGAATAGGAACTGAGCGTATTGCTTGCTTAATCTCTTCTAGTGATGAGTCTTCTAATGAGTTCATAAACTCACGACCACATAGTATCTGACCTGACCTTCCATCTTGACCCCACAGATAACCTTTCACTGCTGTCATTAATGCAAAGGTTCTTGTCTTGGCAGAACCACGTCCACCCCATGAGCCTCTATATCTAGCTTCACCCTCAAAGACAGGTACTAACTTATCAGGGATAGAAACAGATAATACTTCTTCTTCTAATACTTCAACCTCTTCTTCAGTCTTTATCATCTGCGTCTTTATCATCTGCTCTAACACCTACTAATTGAATCTTAGTCGGTTGCTTCATACTTCCATCGCTTGACATTAGGTCTTGCTCTGTCTTTTCTTTATAGCCATGGTTGTACATCATGAACTTTCCGATGTTGGCGTTAATCTCGTTTTTCAAGCCTTTATTCACTAGAGTATGCTCTTGTGTTAGCTGTACTTTGCCTAACGTGGTCGAAAACTCAGGAAACTTCTTGCCCCAATCGAACATTGTTGTCTTAGGTGTGTCTATGTATAAACACAATCCTGCTATTGTAGGAACAGCCTCTTTTAAGCCTTCCCACTTAGTTAAATACTCATCTGCTTTAGCCTGAATCTCTTCATTGTATTTAGTTGGTCTCCCTATTGGAAGGAAGTTATCTGTTTTCTTAGCTGTCATCTCTTTATTCCCATTGATTCATAATACAAGTCTTCAGGTCTAGGTAAGATAATCCCGTACTCAGACATTAGTATGTCTATCTGCTCAAGGTAATCTTTAAACTCTTTGACCTTTAGTTTTGTTGTGCTTCGTAACTCTTTGATAACACTCAACTTTGTTGTAGTTTCAGTATAACCTAAGAACTTGTCTCTTAATATAACATGTGTTTCGTCTTTAGTATAACCCAACTCTCCACCTATTACGCTTATCCACTCCCAATACAATCTGTTCTGCTTTACTGAGCGTGATTCTTTATCATCCTTTATCTCTATGATAGCCTTGTCTGAATCAGGATACTCTTTAAAGTGAGCCTGTATCATTGATTCAAGTATGTGTTGCTTAGGCTTGGTTCTTTCAATAACTCGTTTCACATCAATCCCTTACTAACTAAAATCTCTTGTGTTCGTTTCATACCCATTAGGTGACTCAATAGTAGAAATTCTTGTGAATAATCAGTTTGTACACGCCCATCAAGAACATCATGACAAGAATGACAACAATAAGCACCATGGATATCAAGACACTTAGCGCCCATACCACCACCATTAAGATGAGCCAACACCACTGTTTCATTATTAGGACCACCATAGCATCCATCTAGTCTGATAGTACATGCTTGGTTTCGTGCTGATTTAGTTATCTTACTCACAATACGTTTATCTGCCAATCTATCATTGCTTCAATAACATCTGCCACTGAGTACACTACTTTAACCTCTCCACCTGCCTGTTCAATTCGTTCAATCATCTCTTTCTGAACAGGACTTAATCTTCCTTTACGTGAGTCTGATGTTGCAGGTCTTTTAACCTCAAGGAAGAATGCTTGTCCTTCATGAATAATACATAGGTCTGGTATTCCTGCTTTTGCACCTTCTGCCTTTAACTTAGCAGCAACAATCTTGTTACGTTGTCCTCCATTCGGCACGCTGAAGTAGAGTACACCTCTAAGGTCTAAGTATTGGCAAATAGCGACTTGCACCTTATGCTCGGCATCACGCATTATTTAGCCTCTCTCAATAAATTATCAATAATCTCTTTAGCACTATCACAAGTGTGTTGCCTAACCTGTTTATCATCCATATGGCTAATCCTATCTAGTAATTCTTTCACACCAACTAATGCTGTGACACATTGACGTTTATTATGTCCGAACCACTTCATTTGATTGTGTTTGAATGTCCGCCACCACACGGTTTAAACATAGGTGTAGACATTATCTTTTTAGTATCTTTAGACTTACAGTAAGGACATGAGCCACTATTGTTTCGATGTTCTATAGAATTGCTCTTGGTATATCTTTGTAAGCATTCATTGCAAGAATAGTCGTACTTCATAAGTCTCTTTCCATCTCTAAATTAGTATCGTCATCTGAGTAATAATTAGACAAAGCATAAGTAATCAAATGTATACTTGGTGAGCCATTCTTAATTCGTTTATCTAAGCCTTGTACAGATATACCTAAGATATCTGCTACCTCTTTATTTTGAAGTCCAAGTCGTTTAAATTCAGCCTTAATGTTATTATATTTTATAATCATAAGTTGTATTATATCATCCATAGTCTAATTAGAACAGTTGAATTAAGTATTTTTTCACTCTAACCTAACAGCGCTATCGCTTGTTGGACACTCTACGTTTGGCTAACGCCAAGCCTCGATGTCAGTAGCTATTATTGCCTTTAGGCTCTCACGCCCTCGCTACGCTCAGTTGCAGAATCAAGATTCTTTTTTAAGAGCAAGAGCAAGAGCATCATATTCGGTTAAGTTATCTAGTTGAGGAAGTTGGGGCGAAGAAATCCCTACTGAAATTCAATTAAGAAAATCAGTAGAGAGATTCACATTCGTATAAAGCACCTAAGCCGTATCATCGTATGGTCACACCTATTACAGTTATGTGACTCAGAGTTCATCGCTACCTTGTACAGGCACTCACCCACTATAACTCTGCGCTAGGCTTAATAAACACTCCAAGGGTTTCCCACAATATAGAGTTCGTAAGGTTATCGTATATAGAGGCGTTTTCCTACCCATGACAATAACCACAGCCTAACATCAATCAATAGCATACACGTTTGGTGAATCTCTTTTTTATTATTCAGGTGTGAGTGAAACCGTTAGGTCAGACATATCACCTGTCGTGTCGGTGACGTTGCCAAATAGGGAATATATGATATAATCTATCCCATGGTGGCGCAATCACCTAATTTTAACCCTCGATTGATTCTAGTCTTTCGGGGGTTTTTTTGTATCTGATGAAAATTATAAACTAAGTTATTTATCTTAGGGAATTAAATTAATTGAAAAAATAGTTGAATTAATGCTTGACTTCTTAAACTATAGTTGTATAATAGACCCAACACCAACAAAAAGAGGTGTTACTTTTAAACAAAACGGAGATACAAAAATGAACAACTTTAAATTAAACGCAATGGAATCTATGTTTATCAACGCTCACCTTAAACACCTTATTGAGAATGGTGCTGAGACAGCAGAAGAGTTAATAAGTGATAACTATTCATGGGCATCAGTGCAAGACTACTTTGAATTATTTGAGACGTTTACAAAACAAACAATCGGTGGTTACTTATCATCGTTAGAGCAAAAAGGCGTGTTATGTAGAGATGAAGATGATGACAGAGGATTAACACTTTGGTTTATTACTGAAGATTATCTTGAATCAATGAATCCAACTCAGAAATTCTCAACTTTAAAGTCTTAACCAAACGGGGCGAAAGCCCCACTTAGGAGATTCTTATGAAACATTCAAAAATTGAATATTGGGATGATGAGCGAGATATTGGAAACGGTATTATCGTAACCCTACATTACGGTTGGTCGTTTG